GCGGTTCTACTAAATTCGTGGAATTAATGCCGAATAATGCGGATTCAATATCCACAGAATTACGCGCGAAATGCTCGCGGGACATCTTGGTGGGGAGGATGCCAACACTTTCAAATGCGAGAGCGGGGGCATATGCCTTACCGGCATAACTATTTTCAAACGCGACATAATTGCGCGCGAGGTTTTGGGTGTTTTGCTCGATTTTAAAATCGGTGCGTGTATTTTTGTTTCGGGTGGATGCCATACGAAGTATATATTGAAATACTATTATATAATAATCACGATTCACGACGCCTAAAACATCGTCCGCCAACTTTCTATAATTTCGTCACGCAGATTTTGCGGTATTTCTTCGCCGTGTTTGGCATGACGAATACATCTGTGAAAAAGATCAAACAACTGAAATGAAAACATCATACAAAAAATCATTTCAGAATTGTCGTTCACGCCAAATGATGACGATGACGATGATGATGATGATGATGATGATGATGATGATGACGCTGGCTGGTCATGGTCGTGGTCGCGATCGTCTGATGGCGTATTTGCGTTCGCGTGATATAGCGGGTGTGCTTCTAATATCTCTCGGATTTCTCGATTCTCTCTAAATCTTTCATATAAATCGTCGATAACCGCCGAAACAATATCCGGATGATACTCGTCATCGTTAATTCCGAATGCCTGTAAAAACTGAATCCGAAACAACGAATCTTGGTCGTCTGGATCTTCAATCATTTTGTATGTAGGGACCAAGTCGTAGTTGTAACCCGATAAATCCAATTCTGTAACAGTAACCTCATGAGATTCATCATCTAATATAGTGGCAGGAGGCTCATTCGATGTCATGGTTTTATTACGAAAAATAATCGTATATATAAAAGTAGATATACCTTTATATAACATCAGGGGTCGGATCGACTCGACCCGAACCGACTATTAGCGAGATCCGCTAAACAAATGCTCTTGATCACGAACCAACTCGCGTGATGGCACACCTCCGCGAATCCAACCATTCACTGCCGCACCTTCCACATAATTCGCAGGATTGTTGATCGTCGACTTAAATTCCTCCTGAAGAGGATAGTCCGAGTGAGCAGAATTCAACTGCTCGGAGAGTTGCGTAATGCTCTTCTTGTTGGTATTCATATCACCATGAAGCATCCTCGACTCAAAATCGACATTCACAGCACCGCGTCCTAAATATGGGACGGTCTTGAAGGGGCGCTCCAGAAGGCTCAACTTACACTTCGCATGCGTATTCAGACTTCCGATTGAGAGCTCAGAGTTCGTGTCGATATTACATCCACCAAATCCCGTATGATGACCGCCCTTGTAAAATACGTTGGGCTGGCTCGTCGCGAATTGAATCGGGCGTTCCATTTGACAGTCAGTGGAAAAAAAGTTGTTCAGCGCATAATTGGCCGCATTCAAGTTTTGAACGTTGCGTTGCGAGAGATCACCTGTATCGCAACCTATACGCGACATATTATCAAAAGCAAAGTTATGAACGTAGGCCATTTTTCACGGATTGGATTCCTTTCTTGTATTCTATGCATATAAATAAATAAATATTTATGCGTGAGTGTATAAATATTTATGCGTATAGCGTCTGTATCTCTGTCTAAATACTTGGCGTTCGGCGTTTACTGCCCAACAACCGCCCCAAGACGAGAATTGATACGGCCACATGCGAATTCGTCGCCTTCCTTACATGACTTCATCTCTCCATAGCAGAACTTGGCAAATGCGTCTTGGTCATTTGGTATCCTTGTATTCGCCACCGGATGAAACTGGCGCATAGACGAGTCAAATGCGGCATTATCACCTAAAGTTCCGAACAATTTTCCGTATGTTTCCTCCGGTGTATGATTCGGTGCTTCCGCGGGAACATTCGAACCTTGGTATATCACATTACTCGCGTTGGTGTCGAAACTTCCACTGACGAATCGTTTGGTCGCTTCGTTAATATCGGCCTCTACAGCAGGATTAAAAGATGGCGCGGCATTACGACGTTGCGGGTCGTCGCCGATTTCTGGAATAAGCGGATTCATGAGTGGGTTCTGCGGACGAGGCGCCGTAAATTCATCGCGCATCAGCTCATACATCTCTGGCTTGTCGATATTATTCGAGAAACCCTCTTTTGTTTTCAAGATCTGTTTTGCCTTTTCTGTTTCCATACCAGCTTTGCCTTTGTGAACAAAATTATAAATCATGACAATAATTCCTAAAGTAATTGCGCCGAGAATAAAGAGTGAAAAGGATGATGTGAGTAAGTAGCCTAAAATAGTGGCGAGGATGACGAAGCGGGTGATTGCGTTCAGTTTTGCGGGGGGTTCCATCGACTTTTGCGGCCATATCTCGCGAATATATTCCTTGTTCATAAGAACTGCTGGATCTTCCATCCAAAATACTTGGTCTTTGCTCATTTCTTTCGTAGCTGTGCGGTAGTAATGTAATCTAAATTGATACTATATAATATACTTGAATACTTATATATTATCTAGATTGTTTGTTCGTTCGCCGCTTCCGCGTTCGCATTCGCCGCTTCCGAACAAACCCTGATACGTCTCGGCTTAATCATTTTTCTCTTTCGCGGGTGCGGGTGCGGATGCGGATGCGGATGCGGATGCGGATGCGGATGCGGATGCGGATGCGGATGCGGCAGGTCTACGTGGTGTCTTCGCAGGCTTTTCTCCCGCCTGAAATACCGCGGTTGTAGCGCCGCTCTGTAAAGAAGCAGCGGCAGCAGCAGCAGCGGCGGCGGCCTGTTTATCCTGAACCTTCTTCAACAATCTCTCGCGCATCTGTGCTTGTTTCATATTACGGTTCAATTGTGACTGCATCGCTCCGAAATTCACTTTCCCACCACCAGCTCCACCTCCCATGCCTCCCGGCATATTCATTCCCATCTTACTCAACATACTCGCCAAATTATTCATTCCAGGCATGCTCTTCATCTTCGACATAAGTTCGCTTGCCTCCTGCATAATCTCACTCTCCTTCAATTCACCCGACTTCAACTTTGAATCAAGTTTAGATCCCACCGTCTTAATAATTCCCGACAACTTGCTCGGGTTTTTAAGAAGTTGTTGGAATACACCCTTCATTGATGTCTCATTCTCCATATCCAAATTCAGGTCCGCGGCGGTCTCTTCCGCGATTTCCTTGGCGAGCTTTCCGATCTTTCCATTCAGAATACCTGAGAGATGTTCATGAATCGAACTCGCATCGGGCATCGCATGGGCGGCGGACCCAGACGACGGACCAGCCGACTGTTGCTGTTGCTGTTGCTGTTCTTGCTCCGCCTGTCCTTCAAATGCCTGATTCATAAACTCGGTTGCCTTCTTAAACGTCTCGTCAAGGTTTGGCGGTTGACTACCATCAGCTCCGTCTGCTGACCCGAACATCGACCCCATCTCACCAATCACCTCTTCAAGCTTCGTCTTCAACTCGTTATTATCGATCGCTTCGAATAGCTTGGCGGTGTCGCCGAACGAACCCATGTCCGAGAGATTATTCACAATTGAAAATAGGATCAGCTGAAGATACTTCCAAATCGTGTCTTTCGTATTCTCGGTAATATCTTCGGTGGCCCAAATCTCTCGGAAATCAACTCCTGGAAGGAACTCGGTGCTCGCGGTGCTCGTCTCCGTCTCTGCCGCCGTTACCGCGAACATAGCATCATTCTTATAAAGAATATCAAAAAAACGGACAGGATATACGCTTTTGCAGTGCGTGTATAATTCAAGATACAACTCATCGGGCATCGGCTTCATCTCATGTGAATATCCTAAATACGTCGAGAGAACCTCATGGTATTCTGGGAATGTTCCATCGATATCGCGCAGAAAATCGAGGATTATCGTTTGAAACTCGGCGGAGATGTCGTTGATTGTGATTTGTTTGTCCTTTGCTGACGTAGACGTAGACGCAGGCTTTGACTTATGCTTATTTCCCGCTTTCTTATGTTTTTGACCACCCATTCGTGAATATGTATTATTACTATATCAAATATTTAAGTTGGTTAGTAGCGATTTATGAACGAATGAATGAATGAATGAATGAATGAATGAATGAATGAACGAATAAATGAATAAAATTGATTTGTATATTTCTCTAGATAATCAACATTATGATACAAGTATCGCTACGCTACGCTACGCTACCTTGATGAACGCCGATACCACCGACCCCGCCGCCGTGACGGCCGCCTACCCCATCCCACGTTTCAAAAATAAAGAAGAAGAAGATGAATACGCACGATCACATACCCGCAAATGTTCGAAATGCGCACTTGAAAAGGCGCTCACCGAATTCGAGAATAATACATCCGGAAGTCAACCATACGACAAACAAGGGTATCGCCTGAAACGACCGGAATGCCGAGAATGTAGCCGCGCGGCGAAAAAAGGACTTGCTGACGCAAAAAGGGCCGCGAAAGAAGCGGGGATTTCGACCACACCAAGCGAACACGATGTTTGTGCGATTTGCCATAAAAAAGGCGATGACCGACACGGTCTTGTATTCGATCATGACCACATTACCAATAAATTCCGCGGATGGTTATGCGACCCATGTAATCGGTCGATGGGTGGCGGACATGGCGATAAACTGGAAACGCTCGTTGCGCGATTTGCCTATATTTGTCGGACGGACCAGCGTCATGATTTTGTGCTTCGAGAAACGGTGCGTGTTGCGCTTGACGCCGCGAATCGTATATACCCAGCAGATACGATAAAGCCGACGATCGACGAAATCATCACGTTTATTACAGGGAAACAACCTTAATCTACGCCCTCGGAATCTTCACACCGAGAATCGACTGGATTTTATTGACATGGGTCGGATTATAAACACAGTTACCTCCACGCTCAATCTCGGCGATGATACTTAC